CTTTGGTACAAGATAATAATTCTGCTTACATTGGAGATTACACCACTACATTCTATAAGAGTCATTACTCTTTAGAAGTAGTATAGGCTAGTTCTCATGGAAACATCACGATGCTCTGAGGTTATTTAATTAACCGGGTATTGTTGATAATGATCAACTCACGAGTAAAACATCGGCACGGATCATTACAGATTACTTTTCCTGACCAATGCTCCTAAAATACAAAAGGTAAACCTTTCGTATCTTTAGGTTTAGGTAGAGGGGTACCAACCCTTTTACCTGCATGTTCAGATAAAGTATTAGGTACTTGACGAGTAGTACTAACTCTAGGTCTACGTATTAGATCTTTGTAGTAATTATGAAAATCAAGAAATGATTCCCATGCTGGTGTGATACGTCGTTGAGCAAGTATCGCCATTAGAGACACTTTATTCTCCTCAGGAATATAACCTGGTTTAACTTTCTCTAATGAGAATTTTGAACAGTAAGCAGTAGTCTTATCTAATAAGGCCAAAGCCTCATCGAGAGGAATACCACCTACAGGAGCTTTAAAGTGTTTTCGTTCTAAAAGGGCAATACGCTCTTCTAGGTCGTCACGACTTCCTATCAATATTCTAGACGATAAAGCTAATAAATCATTATTAAGTTTTATCGGTCGGTAATCTATACCTTTGAAAAGGTCTAGACCCCGATATTTGTCCTTAGAATCATCAACTCGGTGATTATCAAGATTAAGTAGCATTTTAGCGAAATCGGCTATAAGTCGAGGACGCGAGTCTCTAACTTCTAATAATAGTTCAAGGGCTGTTTTAACAGCATCCTTAGACATCATAGTTGTTAGACCTCTCTGAGCAATATACTCACGAGAGTCCCAATGCGAAATATAATTAGAGAAATCCTGAGTAGAATGAACATTCTCCCAGTTTTCCAATAACTTCATTACTTGTCTTTGAGGAATGGTTATGTTAACATAATCATTACCTCCCCGAGGATTCATCTTCGGATCTAGCAAGAGTAATAATGAGGGGTATAACGTTTGAAATCTTCGTAAAGATAACGAACTTATCACCGAAACAATTCCATGTTGAGCGAAAGGCTTTAAGTCTTTCTTCAGCTCGGAACCAAATCTACATAATACCGCTTTCACTGATTGCGAATTATGTACTAATGATCTATCAACCAATCTTAAGAGAAGATTAACTCTACCGGGTAAACTGTTACCCTGAAGAAGTTCTTTCCAAGAAATAGGAGATACATCTTTTCCATTATAAGCCGTTCTTTTTAAGAACTCAGCGGAAGGGAAAGATGGAGACGGTATTGATTTAGCAGGATTCGCAGGTACCCCGAACTCCGTAAGGAGTCGAAGGTACTCTGTATAGATATCTTCCTCAAAGAGGACAATATCATCACCTACTATCTCATAAGCATCATACCACACGGTCTGGTTTCCTCTCACATTATGTACTGCATATTGCACTATCATATGATGAGTCAGTCCCAGCATAGCAAAAGATGAAAGAGCCCCCATTGGTTGCCCAACGGAGTATCTAATCAATCTTGAAGAAAGACCATAGGATTCCAGCTTTTCTGGTGGACCGCAGATTAGATAATCTCGATCCACTAACAAATCTTTCCATGCATCTCCAATACCATCAATCTTAGTAAATCTAGAAACTAGATTACTTTGAATAGATATGGGTAAACGGTCAGTGGCGGAAGATAAATCAACCGACCACGCGTGACCATATCTTACTGATTTCTCTAATACTCTTTTGAATGCGGCTTCTTGATTAGAAGTCCCATCATTAGGTATAAACTGAGATAACAGTAGGTATATAGATTCATGTAATGGTTTCAAAATGGACTGGGTCCAGATATCCACCATTGCAAAGATTCTTAACTTCCCTGCAGCTTCTTCTTTAAACGATAATTGCCCTCCTACAAACGTTCTTAACTCCGAAGGAAACTTCAGAGCTAGGTTTGAGAAAGGTGACCAGAAGTGATACATATCACCATGGTACTCGAGAGTTTCACCCTTATGGATGGAACCATCTACCAAAAATCGACCTTTAATTGGAACAGTCGCTCCTTCTTGACAAGCCTTAACGGATAATTTTGTATATTTATCCATTAGGTAGCCAAGATGCGAGTCGGAGAGTTTCGCATAAAGTTGGAAGTTGTTATAAGCTTTAGAGTCCTTAATGAACCACCAAAGATCTGTTAAAACAGAACCTTTAGCGAAAGATCCATTAGGTCCAGACGAAGAAATATTAGCAAAAGAATCTGATGAAACTTTAATTTTCTCTTCCGAGAATTTTAAAGATCGTAGTAATATCCAAAGATTATTTTTACAATAATCATTGAATGCTACGAGTGCTTCATCATTTCCTGAGAAGGGATCCGTTATAGTATCTATTTTAGATTTTAACGGCCCTTTCAGTACTCTGAAGATACCAAACACAGAAAGCCAATATCTAATAACCCCTAAATGACCTTGTCGAATATATCGACGATCAGTTAAAGGGATAATAGATGGAAGGCCAGAGTAAAGACGAGGAAACGGTAAATCCGGTTCCAACTCTCTAAGACTCCGATAAGGAGACTTAGCTAATACTCTCTGTATGGCTACTTGATTCGATTTTAAATATTTAATCGTATAAGCTGTTCCATGATTTTTCTCAATTATTCTTAATTGAACATAAAAATTATTGAATAGTCTAATACGGTTACCTATGTCACCCTTAAAACAGATTCTGGCAATTCGCCAGATTTCTGAGATAAAGGGCTTAATGGAGACTTTGAGATCCCCACCAAGTGAGTACATGCTACTACCAACTCCTACTACTTTTCTACGTAATGCACGATGAATTTTAGAAATAAAATTTGTCTTCATTATGTGGATTAGTAAAAGAATGGTGTATGCACTTGAGTATTCTATATATAAATATATAGGCTCTAGTACACTTCAGGAACCACCTGTATTCACTATTAATTTAAATGAAAAATTAATAAACTGAATATAGACGTAACGTGTCTTACACGGCCAGTTGTCTGACCTCTTAAGATCTGGTAGATCATTAAAAGGGATTCTAATAGATTATCGAAAGATAATCGGGGTGAATCCTTGCTAAGGTAATAC